ATGAGATTTGTTAACATTCCTTCATCTTCACTTCCGGAGATTGACTCTTCTGTTAAAGAGTGTGTTAACCAAGGGCAATGGACGCTCTTCCGTGCAGAAGTTGATGATTTTCTGGATGGGCGTGTTTGCTTTTACCTTAAAGTTGGAAAAGACCTTTTCGCACTAGGCGAACAGGGACAGGTGTTAACCGTTTTTCAGTCAGTTAACAGAGAGATACCTATGAATGAAGTTATTTATTTCTCTGACATACCAAAACCGGAGTCATTGAGTAATATACATCGATTTAATTTTTCTATTGCTTAACTTAAAGGAGTTAAGTCTGAAAAATGGGGCTATTAGCAGACAAAACAAAATGGGTTCTTTTTTTGGCTTCCAGCAGTGAGCCGGAAGATCGGCATGTTTCTGATCTGGCCTTTGGGATTTACTGCTTAGAAAATCGTGGAATTAATCCTGCTGATATTTTTATTTATATAGATGGAAACAACAGAGGAAATATACAAAAATTAATCTCAGTTGGCACTAACCATCAATATAATGTAAAAAGAAGCAGCGAATTTTTTTCGGATTGCGACGATAATACCCATGATAATATAGTTATATTTATAACGGGTCATGGAAGTATGCATGGATTGGACGCCCTCCCACCAATACCGCCCTATAGGTTACTTAATCGCATAAAAACAACGCCAGATTTAGATAGAGCGATAGTATATATGGGGCAGTGTTATGCTGGCATTTTCAATTACTTAGCAGCCGGAAGGCAGCGAAGGTCTGACGGAAAGATAGATCCTGAGGCGATTTTCATGGGGGCAACCAATCTCCATGAAAGCATTAGCTCTTCTACCACAGAAAATATAAACGGCAACGATTACACTTGGGTCGCCAATCTTTTTTTGTTAAATACATTCAAGTGGATATCCAATCCTTTCGATGTTGATGGCGATGGAAAAAACACGGTAATCGACTCATACAAATATGCCGGAACATCTTCAAATGTAATGAACATGAGTATAAAGATGAACTCCTTTGTTCAATCAGTAATGCTTCACTCCCAATGGAGCACTGCAAAAACGGATTATGAATTGGATGATCAGAATCAAACAAAACTATTAATATATAGAGCATATGAGCAACAATATTTATCTGCTCTGAATATAAATTTTGTCCATCAAGAATGCTGGATTTTAAACTCCGTTCCGGCTCAGCAAGTCGAATATTAAAGAATTACAGTGACAATTTGAAAAGTTCAAGCACTATCAAAGCCCATTGAAATCAGCTAGCCGTTGTTTGTGACTGTCACTCATATCAAATGCAAAATCCTCGTGCTCAGCCTGGAAGGTGCCAAACGCCATTAACGCAGACACAGCCGGGTCTATCTTGTTGGAGGATTTCTTTTTGTTGGGCTTGATGTTGGCATTGGCGTCGGACTCCATCACCACGTTACCAATCGCCCAGGCCAGAACCGGATCACCGCGATGGCGCACTACCCTGCGGTTAACAAACACTTCAAAGGATTTCGCTACCGGACTGAACCTGAGATAGGTTTGCGGGAATGGCTCAACATCAAGGCCCGCACCCTGTAGCTGGGTGCGCAGATGCGTAGCGTTCCACGTATCAAAGCCCACCAGCCGAATATTGAAGGTTTCAGCATCGCGCAGGATATCGTCACGAATGCGGTCATAGTCGATACAGTCGCCGGGTGTGGTGCGTATCCAGCCCGTTTTTACCCACTGGCGATAGATGGCGCGGTTTTTGTTGGCGACGTTAAGCAGTTGCGCTTCCGGTAGATAGTGGCGGGTCAGAAGCCGGATCTCCCTGTCAAACGGGAAAGCGTAACTCACGCTGGTGATATCGCTGGTTGAGGACAGGTCAAACCCGGCATAACACTCCATTCCGACCAGCTCTTCTTCGTTATAGTCGAGTGCACAGGCATCCCACGCGCCAGCCCCCATCCACGGCGTGGAGCCCTGACACCAGATATTGAAACGTTTGGTGAGCATTTCCACCCATTGCGACGGTATCCCCCGCGCTTTCTGGATGGTGGATTCCAGCTTCGCTGCGTCAACAGACACATGCAGGTTAGGGTTGGCCTTAATCCACATTTCCGGCTGCTCAACCTCAATTTCGTCGTCCAGCTCGTATATCAGGACAAACAGAGAATCGTTGCTCTCTTCCCCTGCCAGAATCTGGCAGCAGTAGTCATAATGCTGCTTACAGGCCGAGACTACGTTACTCCCGGCGGTAGTGATGGCGAACAAAATTGCCTCAGGACGGGCGCCCATACCCAGCTCAAGCGCGGAATAAACGCCGTTATCCGGGTGAAGGTGGTACTCATCGACAATCGCCAGGCTGGGGTTAGTCCCTTCAATGGTGGCCGCTTTTGCCGCCAGCGGCTTTAACAGGCTGTTGCTCTTCGGGAAAATGACCTTGTGTGCCTGAATACTGACGCGCTTTTTCAGCGGTTTTGACAGCAGGCACATCTGGCGGGCATCGTCGAACACGATTCGGGCCTGATCCCGGCTTACCGCCGCCGTGTAGATATCCTGCTGGCCCTTCTCCATCACCAGAAACCAGTTAGCCAGCATGGCGGCCACGGTGGATTTGGCATTCTTGCGCGGCACCTCAATAAAGGCGCTGCTATACTTCCGGCGGCCTGACTCCCTGACTTTAAAGCCCAGCAGGTTAGCAAAGGCGAACTGCTGCCACGGCTCCAGCTCGATAGACTGCCCGCGCAACGGGCCTTTGACGTGAGGACAGAGCCGCGAGAACGCAATAAACCGCTCTACGGTCGCCGTATCGAACACATAACGGGGGTCATTCAGGTCTGAAAAGTACCTTTCCACGGCCTGTTTTACGCGCTTACAGGCCGGAATTTCGCCCGTTTTTATCGCGTTTGCGTACTCATTCCAGACGGTCAAGCTCGTCTTCCTCCTCCGTTTCCACCGGGTTCCGGCGGCGGCTTACCGGATCAAAGCCCAGCAGCGACGACATTTTAATCATGATTTTTTCAGCATCGGCCTTTGCGCTCAGCGCCGGATTTCGGCTCTCACCGCCCTGGCTGTTAACAATGCTGAACCCACGGCTGGCAAGGTCTTCCACGGCTTTGCGGTACATCGAATAGTTGACGCAAAAAAGCTCAAGGTTGTTCCAGTCGGCGGGAGTCAAATCCCCGCGCTCCGCCAGTTGCTTCGCCTTCGCTTTCCACTGCTGCGCAGCTAACTCATCAAGGTAAGCTGGCGGTTTGGGTGGTCTTGCCATAAAAATTTCTCGTTTCCGTCGCGTTTTATTTTCAAAAAAATCACCGTGCGTAAAAATTTGAGGGGGCGGGTGGTTCCTCGCTGAGAGGGGTTTGTCCTGAAAACCTCCCCCACCCCGTCCATTCGGCCTGTCAGCGGTTGCGAAAGCATTCCATAAGCTCCCGGTCACGCTGGCTCATGCGCTTTGCTACGGGCTTCTTATGCGTTCTCTGTCCGGCTGGTTGCCATGTCTCACGCTGCTTTATCAGCCCACTAATCAGCCGCTGCTGTTCCTGCTCAGTCATTGTTTGCCTCATAGATCCAGTCGGTGCGATGACGTGCTGCTTCTTCCTGCTCGCGGAACTTACCGGCTTTACGCTGCTGCTTCGTCACTGGGTCTGTTGTGGTTGTCTTGCGGCTGGCCGTCGCGGCCCCACTGGATCACCGCATAGGCGTTACCATTCAGCAGACAATGGCGCATCATCGTGCGTTTAAACTGATAAGGTGTCTGGCAGTCGTTCGGCTGCTCGTTCAGCAGAAAATCCACCGGGTGATTGCTCAGCCATTCTCGCGCCTCACGCCCGTTATCGTTGCGCACGCGGTAGAGGTAGCAGGGCATTGTTGCCACCGCCTCACTGATAACTGATACGGCGTTCATGACCGCCGGCAGAGATTCCGCAGTACCCGCAGACACATACTCGCCTGATCCGGTATTTGGAATCCCTGCCATCGCCAGAAACTCATCAATGGTCATGCTGCGCTGCTCAGAGGGTTCAGACTTACGGCCAAACGGCCAGATATTCCACATATCAGAGCCCCGCTAATTCAGCCCAGCGGCGGCGGTTATCGCCAGCCCGGCGCAGTTCAGGATATTGGGAGAAAAGCGAACGGTGCGCGATTTCCACGCCAGACTCAGGATAAGCAGGCATAGAGGTAACGGTAATCTCCCGCAGTTCGGCAGCGGTAACAGTGCGCAGGTATGGAGACTGGCCGATATCCCACGCCTCTTTCAGCGCCCGGAAGCCGAAGCTCATGCCGGAAATATCCCCGCGCTCCACCAGCTCCAGCACATCGTTGCCAAGCTGGGTATTCGGCGGGGTCAGCTCGAAGCGCAGCCCGGTACGCGCCTCACCTTCGGTACCACGATTAACGGTAGTGCCGCCCACAGATACCAGCTTCTGGTATTCGTTGGTTTTGGTGGTCTTCACCGTTGCGATGGAGCGCATCACGCTATCATCCTGCAACTGGCGCATAATCTCTTTGTCCAGCTCAGGGATAACGGTATAGCCGCCGTCAGCCTGCACCAGCGTGGAGAGAGAACGGGTATCACCTGTCATGATGTAGTGGCGCAGCTCGTCGTTGCTTACTGGCTCACCTTCGACGGAAGTACCAGGCAGATTGCGCTGATCGTCGGCGACGGCTTCAAGGCGGTTAATTTCAACTTCAAGCGCATCAGCCTGGGCGCGGAGTTCGTCGAACTTTTTGCCCTCTTCTTCGTTCAGGCTGCGCTTTTCGGAATCGGCTTTGTCCAGCATGGAACGCATCTGGGTTTTGAGAGCGGCTTTCTGCTGGCGTAATTCGAGTAGTTTCTTCATGGAGTGGTTTCCGTATCAATTAACGTAGAGACGTGAAACCAGCGCTTGGAGGGGAGGCCGTTAAACCTTTTTCTGCATCCCACAGGCTGTACTCGCTACAGCTTGATTTAACGGCCAGTGGCGGCTCACGTCTGAGTGCCACTTCTCAACATATACATGAAAATAATAAAGAAAAGCCCGAATTCAATCGGGTTAAGCACTAATAAGCGCGAGGACAAATAATTTACACTTGTTAGTCGTAATACCCTTCCCACCAGCTTGAAGTATCTGCATGGAATGCCCCTTCATCACACTCTAAACTTTCAGGGGCATACACTGGACTTCTCACCTCGCAGGTAAATGGGAATGTCTCACTACCTACAGCACCAATATCATTTCGCAAATCGAAATTAGATCCCCATTGCAACCCGACACCTACAGAACCAGTAACAGAGAAAACTATTTCAGTATCATTTATTTCTACTATTTTAACATCATCAACATACACTTCATCAACCGAACTGTGTGTCGATAAAATATCAATTGATGTCACAGTTTCAGTTATCGAACTATGTATCGCGGCCTCACTAACGGCTTCATATAGCTTATTAATTATCTCCTTATGACACTCATCAAGCTTGGTGAAAAGAGCGCTGATACAGCCTTCAACCTCACCGACCATTTGGAGGCCAGCATCATCATTAATTGGGAAAATATTTTCGCTGATGTGAGTAAATTTATTTAATGAATTGAATGCGTCACGTAACCCCGGAAAAACCCCAGCAACATTTACATCAAGCTCTTCCCTGACATATTCATCACTTAACCCACCCTGGATTATATATTTGTAAGAGTCTTTTCTTGCGACCTGCTCTCTTTCATTCAAGCCAGGGAACCAATCACATGACTGAACATTTTTATCAGGTGCCATGCGTTTTATGACGTGTAAAAATAGTTCTCTAAGTGCATAGGCATAATTACTGAAGTGAATCGCCACGGG